GCACCAGTTTCAGATGATAGATAACCAGTAGATGCAACACCAGATCTTCTAGGTATTGCAACATCACCAACAAGTCCAGAAAGTGTTTGAACACCTAAACCAACCATTACAGTAGAATTTCTGAGTGCTTCAATAAAATCATCAGCCCTTAAATCTGTTGCAACAATGTTACCGCCTGTAGTAGCACCTGATGTCACATAAGTAGCTCTTTTTGCCAGTGCAGAAAATGGTACAAATAATGATCTACCATTTGTAGATCTTTGTGAGTCTTTTGCAATCTGTTCTGATATTTCTCTAGCAAAACCAGATGATTTATTAGACCAATCGCCAGTAATTAGACCACTAAGACCAGATGTAATTTTATAGTCTCTAGCGAATTGCTGTCTTTCTTTTGGTGATAACTGTTCTTCAATAGGTTTTGCAGTTTCAACAGGCTTTGCATCTATCCTTTCAAGAATTGCTTGTCTACATTGATCAGCAGATGAACCGTTACTAATTAACTGTTCTGCTAAATCGTCAAAACCACGTTTACTACACATTGAAGTAATTTCTCTTATACGAGTGCGTTCTGCGGAAGCTGCTTTTTTGCTTGCCTCACTACGCACAACTTCTAAATCGAGTTGCTCTTTTTCCATAGTGGATTGTTTTGTTTTTGTTTGTTGTACGTCAGATGACGCAGCGTATACACGCTTATCTTCTATCATATCTTGTTTTTTTGCACTAGGCATAGCGTTATCGTCAATTAATCCTCTTGAAATACCGACATCGGTCGCTGCTGGCGAAGCCACAACAGATACTTCGTGCGGTTCCCATCGGGTCGCGAGAAAAGCGTTAGATCCATTTATTTCACGTTCTTCCATTTCTAAAATGCGATAACCTACGCTAATTGAAGATAAAATACCGTCATCTATATCTCTTTTTATTTCTTGAGCTTTAGAATTTCTGCTTAATTCAACAACTGCTCTTCCTTTTTTCTTTTTTTCGTCTAAATATGCGTTTCGTACAATTCCGATAACTTGATCCATATTATGATTCCATAACACTGGTGCAACGCCACCATTTAATCTGCCAAAATCTATTGCACCATCTTCATGGCTTAATATTTCTGTACCAAAGGTACGCTCTACTGGAAACTCAGAACTAAAACTAAACTCATAAGTATTTTCTTGTTTTGATGTAAAAGATGTTTCACCACTACGTTTTAAAACTTTTGTAACACTTCTTAAAGAATCTATCTTAGTTAATGTGCTGAATTTATGACCTACCTGTACATCTGTAGCTTCAAATTCACCGTCAACTTCTCTAAAAACAGTGATTAACGCTGCAGGGTCATCTTCTGTACCTGTAATTTCAAATTCAGAATTAGGTACATTTATTGTCCCATCTCTTTCGATGCGATCTATAACACCTCTAGCAATGCCACCGCTTGCGTTCCATCGTACTGAATCACCTACTGATAATTCATCAGGTTCTGCTCTTTTAAGTTTTGCCATAGGGTCATTATTTCTTAATTCCTTTATTCTAGCCGATTTTGCATCTGAAAAACTTTTGCCTGCTTTTCCGCCCCAGGCGGCGGCACTTACACGTCCAGGACTAGGGTAGCCTTCTTCACCTGGTCTATAACCTTCTGCTTCCTGATCTACCGCGTGTCTTGCATGCCATGCTGACATGTCTATTACTGTTTTTGGACTTAGTTCATCACCGCTTAAAATTTGTGTTGCTCTTCTAGCTGCAACATCTGTACCGCCAGCCCTTCCTTCCTGTTTCCATTTTCTATATTTTCTGGCCTCATCCCTCATCCCTTTTGTTGGCATAAGGTCTATTTCTGTTCCATTAATAACTGCCACTTGAATCCTCCACCACATTTTCGGCATCCTCTCCACTTGGTTCGTCAGTATCACCAAAAGGATCAACTGTATTTAGTGGTTTGAATTGACTGCCACCTGCTTTATTAGTCGCGCTTGGATCTGTATCTAGAATAATATTCATGTCATCAAGTTTTGCCAGTTCAGTTTGCCTTGTTATAAGTAGTTCTTCAATATCGCCACCTGCTTCACTTACTACATCAGTCAAAGTTTTAAATCCACACCTTACTGCATCCTTCATACCTGCTATTTCTTTTTGTGGGTCAACATAGCTATATCCTCTACATACCCATCTAACCTTTTCATAAACTTCTGGTGTTGTTGAATATGTAGGCAATGTAAGAACATTACTAAGTACTGCCATTTCTAACCAATATTCATATATAGGTTGGTAGAAAGTTTCTTTTAACATCTTTTGTATTGTCCGCCAATGATCTCGATCCTGTAACATTGCAAGTCTGCTACTGCTGTAGTTTGATTGACTGTAGTCAGATGATATTGCCTCAAAACTGCACCCTAGACCTGATGCCATACTTCTAAGCATTGACCTCACAAAAGGTTCAAATTCTCCATTGGCTTTATCCAAGTCAGGTACAGATACAGATTCGCCTGGTGCTAAATATTTAAAAGTACCAGGTTCAAATGCACTAACACGTTCAAAATCAAATACTTCACCACCTGCATCTAGTTCACCTTCTGGACTTGTAATAAATCCCATCAATGCGCTCGATGCTCTTTGTCCGACAACTGTTGCTTCAATATATCCATCAAGTTGATGTAAATGATTTATAGCACTAGCCAAAAATGGCACTCCTCTATGTTGTCCTGGTCTTAATGGTAAAAATAAATGAATCACATCTTTAGCAGGTACAATAATATGATTTTTCTGTCCTATCGTTTGTGCAAAATTTGTATCACCAGGATGTTTAGCAAGGAAAGCATAGTTTACTGCCCTACCTTCTGGACTTAGTTCTATACCTAACCGCCATACATTTTTTTCATTCTGTTTTACACCTTTATAATCCTCATCTAACTGTTCTGCTTCTAATAATTCAAGGCTAAATGGTATTTTGCTTCTCCCAAATGCTTTTCTATGAATAATAATAAAGCATTCTCCAGATTCAATCATTGATCTAACTGCTAATCTTTCTAATTCAGAAAAACAAAGAACGCCACGTATATCACAACTATCTTTTCTACCCCACTTACTCCATTCTCCTTCTATAGCTTCATTTAATCTTGTATTTATAGTGCCACCTCTCTGTGATCTAACCTGTGCTTGCATTTTCACGCCCTGCCCAACAATTTGATTAGTAGAATATCTAATAGCTTGAGCCGCATAATTATTATTTCTTACTAAATCATGTACTCTTTTTCTTAATGTATTAATAGAATTTTTATAACTTTGATCAGGTGATGATAATGGAGTAACCCAACTAAGGTTAGTTCTATCAAATCTAGCACCAGAATACATCCTTTTTAACCTATTTCTACGCTTATTTAAGTCATCATTAGATGTAAATAAGCCCTTCCAAGCATTTCTTAAGCCCATTTAAGTCTCCTAAAAGCGTACATAAAGGTTTTTTGGGTCTCCTTTACCCTGACTTATTAAACTATACCTCTTTTCATTAAAAACTCTAGCTTGCAACTCTGCTTCTCTTGCTCTTAATTCTGGTAGATTTACACGCTCAAAGCTTCTATTACCTATAGAATACTTTGCTGCCTTATCAGCTACTATAGCTCTTATTGCTGCTTTAACAGCATCTAAATCCTTTTCTGTTTGCGTTCTGTTATCTATCGCTGAAGGATCACCAGAATATTGCAAAGACTGTCTTACTTCTAACTCACCTGTACCAATTTCAAAAACTTTTGCACCTTTAAATGCTCTAGCCGCCCAAAACCAATTCCCTGCATCAAAATTTGCACTGTCAGTAGCACTAATACTGAACTCCCAACCTGTACTAGCTGAGTATTGTGTGCCTGTTGCAGTATGGCCTTCTGATGCTGTATTAGTTCTTAAGAAATATTCTAAAGTCCAATCAGGTGCGGATATAGTTTCATTTATGCCTGCTATCGTAGCTTCATCCACCCATTCGATAGTAGTGCCAGCAACAATAATATTAGGTAAATCAGATTTAAACATAATTACCAAGAATTTACAAAGTTATTATTTGTATTTGGTTTTATTGTAGCTCTTTTTGGTTTGACTACCTTATCACCTTCATTAAATTTATTTTCTAATTGTTGCCATACAGTATTTCTATTATATGGACTTATATATAGACACATAGCAGCGTAAGAATAAACAAAACAATCTAAACATTCATTTCTGACATTATTAGGTAGAACCCATTGAGGGATTTGGAAACCAGCCCTATTAGTTTTTAATATCTGTCTTTCTGCTGTAAGTTGTTTAAAATATTCTTCACTTGTATCTGCATGGAAATGAATATATCCCTTACTACCAATTTTATTATTTTTCAATCTACCTATTAATGTATTTTTTATAGTATCTACACCTAATGGATAAACAAGGCCACCTTTTTTTATAGCTTTATTTATTTTCCTAAAATTTATATCTACTCTTGAAGGTCTACCTATTACAGGTTTATTTGCTTGTGATTGTCCTTTTATTGCAATAACACCCTGAGCTACTTTTTCTCTAGTAAATTGATAAACCTCTGATGTATGTAAACCACCAGAATCTATAGCAGTCATAACAGATACTAAACTTTTACCATTCTCATGTTCATATTGTTGATTAATAACTATCTGTAACTGTTTCCAAACTTCCGCTTGATGTGGGTCACCCCATAACTGTACATGATCAATTAAAAATGCTTCTTCACCTTTACCCCATCCCCATGTACTAACTTCTAATCTATCTATTTGACAATCAACGCCTTGAGTAAGTAGCAAAACACCTTCTGGGCATATACCCTGTTCATAACTCTCACATCTTTTTAATAACCCTTCTGCACTCATAGAACTTACATAATCTGTTTCAAATGTTTCTGCTAAACGTGTATTCACAAAAGTTTTTATCAATGGTGCATCGCCTTTTGCCTTATTAAATTCCATTACCATTTCCTTCCAACTAAACCAACCTAGAGGACTGTATAAACCACTTAATCTAAAACCTGCTGTAATACCATCGCCTTCTTTAGTTGATCTCCATTGCCCCATTCTTAACATTTTTGTTTTATTGCTTTCATCAAATAAACCTTCACAATGTATGCATTTATATTTAATGTTATTTACATCTTCTTTCTGTAGTTGTTTCCATTGTAAATCCTGATATTCACCGCAAATGGGGCAAGGCACAAAATATAAGCGTTGATCTGATGCCAAATATTCTGTTTCTATTCTTGAAAAATCTTTAATTGTAGGTGTAGATGTTAGTAATATCTTTTTTCTAGTGCTAAATGTTGTTGCCCTCTTTTCCGCAAGTGCTACAGGATCACCTTCCCCTGATGCATCACTTGGAAATGCATCCACTTCATCACAACTTATATAGCGGCATGGAGTTGATCTTAGTCCTGTTGCTGAGTTTGCTCCTGTTATAAGCATCATGCCACCAGGAAATTCTTTACTACTTAATGTATTTCCGCTATCTCTACTTCTAGCTGGTGCAATCTTTTCATTTAAACAAGGTGTTTCATTTATCATGCTTTCTAATCTTTGTTTGCTTAATCTCTTACCCATTTCTAATGTTGGCTGCACTAATAACATAGGTGCAGGGGCATGATCTATTACATAGCCCAGCCAACAGTTCTGTGCCTCCGTCTTAC